TGCCGATCCTGATGCTCCATGAGAAGCGGACTGAGATCCGCGAGCGGAAGGGCAGCAAGACCGTGGACACCGGGCGCTTCAAGGTCGGCCCCTCCCTGCCGCCCTCGGCGCGGACCATCCTGCACGGGCACGTGGACTTCCTCTTCCACGGCGAGTTGCAGCCCAGCGGGGATCGCGTCCTGCGGTCCCAGCCCGTCATGGGAACCGAAGAGGATGTCGAGGCGAAGGGGCGCGGGCGCGAGGGCGCGATGCTCCCCGACGTCATCCCGATGTCCTTCACCTCCATCCTCCACGCCTTCAACACCACGCTGGGATCGACCAGCACGACCGGAGCCTGAGCACATGAGCGACTACGAAAACGAGTGGGACGACACCCCGGAACGCGAGAGTAAGACCTTTGAGGACCGCGTCATGGACGACGTCCCCGACGGCACCTACACCGCCGACGTCAGCGACTTCTCCATCTTCACCGGGAAGGACGGCGAGTGGTTCGCCTCCTGGTGGTTCCGCATCACGGGCGGGCAGTTCGACGGCTGCGAGGTGCAGCGGTTCAACAAGGTGGCGGGCGGCATGTCCTACATCAAGGCGGATCTCCGGGTCGCGCTGGGGGAGGTGCCCCGCTGGCCCGATCTCGTCGTGGAGTCGGAGGGGCGCACCCGCGCCGAGATCCGGCAGCGCATCGTGGGTGCGTCGGTGACGATCCGGCAGCGCACGCGGCACAAGGGTGATGATGTCTACGTGGACATCTTCCTGAACCGGCTCCTGGAAGCGCCCCCGGTCACGGCGACCGCGGACGACGACGACGACACGCCGCCCCAGCCGCGCGACCAGGACCACGCGGATCGAGCCGCCGCCGCGGAGCCCGCCAAGCTCCGCGTCCTGCCCACGGAGGCGCAGGACGGCGACACCGTGGCGACCCCCGCGGGCGGGGAGAAGTCCGCGAACGGCGAGGGCTGGGGCGACCCCGCCTGCGAGGACTGCAAGGGATCGGGCTGCGCGTCCTGCGTGCCCTTCTAGGGATGAGGCACCCGACGCCGCGCGACTCCGACCGCCACCGGTCAAGGTCCAGCCGATCAGCGGCACGGCGTCTACGGGTCCGCGCTGTTCAGCTGGCTCCCCGGCTCGGCGGGAAGGCGACCTGATCGAAGGTCGCCACCGATCACCCTGGGCGGGGGTCCTTCGGGGCTCCCGCCCGCCCCTATTCACCCCAAGGAAGACGCGATGAAGCACGCCCCCGCTAATACGCTCCCACTAGTGCGATTCCTAACGCTGTTCAGCGGTGCGGGCGGCTCCGACATCGGCATCGGCGCTGCGGGCTGTGAGTCGGTGGGCATCGAGTATGACGAGCACGCAGCAGCAACGGCACGGGCAGCGGGCCACAGCGTCATTCATGGCGACGTGCGCGACTTGTCGATCTACCCCGAAGAGCCATTTGACGCGCTGTGGTCGTCGTTCCCCTGCCAGGACTGGAGCAGCGCCGGCAAGCGGGAGGGCAGCAGCGGCGAGCGCAACGGCTGGCCTTGGACCGTCGCAGCGCTCGACCACGTCAAGCCGCGTTGGTTCGTCGGGGAGAACGTGACCGGCCTTGTTCAGCACCGAGGCTCGTGCAAGGACGGGTGTGTCGGCCTTGACTACATGGATGGCGACACACCGCGCCCCTGTCCACGCTTCTACTTCGACCGCGTGATTCTCGCGCAACTCCGCGATCGGTTCGCCTGGGTCGGCTGGCGAGTGCTCGACGCCGCTGATTACGGGGTGCCGCAGTTCCGACGTCGCGTGTTTTTGATCGCAGGACCGCGCGCAGTCGATTGGCCGAAGGCTACGCACGGCGACCCGCGCCAACCGCGCATGTTTGAAAGACTCCAGGACTGGGGCTCGATGCGAGGTGCGCTCGGTGACTTGTCGCCCGAAGGGTCCGGGCCTTTTGAACGGTGGCGTCTAGATCGACCCTCACCGACCGTCCTCTCTTCCGAGGTCAAGGGGAGTGGGCGCGGTGCTAGCCCGCACAAGATGCAGCGGGCGAGCGACGCTCTTTATCTCGCGACGGGTCGATGTCGACTGACGATCGATGAGTGTGCCGCCCTCCAGGGCTTCCCCGATGGGCACCCATGGCGGGGCACAAAAGCGGCGCAGTACCGTCAGGCAGGCAACGCGGTGCCGCCGAAACTTGCCGAGGTCGTGGTGCGGGCCGTCTTGCGCGGGGCGGGCGCTCCGCAGGCTGTAGGTTGAGCCTGTGGACCGCCACCCAGACGACTTCTATGCCACGCCCCGGTGGGCGACCGTGGCGATCCTCGACGCCCTCGACGCCCGCGGAGCCCTGACCGCGGCGGCAGGCCTGGGGAGGATCCTGGAACCATCCTGCGGCGACGGCGCGATCCTCGACGTGCTCGCGGAGCGGGTCAGCCAGTCCCGCCTTTATGGGGTCGAGATCGACACCGCGCGCGCCCAGGCAACGCGGCGACGCTTCCCGCGGACGACGGTTGCGATGGCGGACTACCTGCGCTGGACCCCGCACCCAGGGGCGTCGCCCGCGTGGATCATCGGCAACCCACCCTTCAAGCACGCCCAGGAGTTTGTGGAACACAGCCTATCGTTCGCCCCCGCGGACTGCCGGGTGACACTCCTGCTGCGCCTCGCCTTCCTTGCGTCGAAGCGTCGGGCCTCGCTCTACGCGCCGGGGGCTGGGTTCGCCGCGCTCCACGTCCTGCCCCGTCGCCCGTCCTTCACGCCCGACAGGGGCACCGACAGGTACGACTATGGGTGGTTCACGTGGCAGAAGGGTTTTCGGGGCGATGCGCGGATCTTCCGCCTGTAGGCTCCATGCCGCCTGCCAGGGCGTCGGAGGTGGTCCCGCGAGCCCTGACCCTCGCAACTTCCACGGACGTCCTGGCAGGCACCCTGGAGCCCGTCGATGAAGCCCCTCGACCACCGGATCGACTCCTTCACCTACGCCACGGCGACCCTTCGACACGGCGAAGCGGTGCTCGATCCGGTCGGTGCATGACCTGTTCCGCGAGGTGAAGGGGCGAGCCCTGACGGTCGATCTGGTCCGGCTGGCAGACGGCAGCTGGGGTCGAGCCGCCCCCACTGAAGACAGTCCGCGAGCCGCAGATCCGTTGCACAGAATCGTCAAGATTCCGTCAACCTGAGAAAGCGTGCCAACCTGACCAGCCGTTGGCGGATTCTTCCAACCGCTCGCGGCAGAGCCCAAACTGTCCAAAGCAGTTGCCCGGGTACTGGGTAGGGTGGGGGGGTCCGACGCCCTGGAGCGGCGCACGTGTCCAGCAGCGAGCCGCGCCAGATGCGGCCCAAATGTCAAATTAGTGTCAGGAGTCGCCGTCGATGGCGTCTTCCACCGCGCCGATCACGACCGCAGCACCCGCCGCAACCGCGCCCAACTGGGGCACGCCGAAGAGCTTACTGATCGCCGCCAGGACGCCCGCGGCGACCTTCGCAATCGACGCAGCTGCCTTGAACCCGGGAGGGTCGATCGCCTTCAGCCAGTCCTGGATCGGCTGCGGGATGACGGGTGCACCGCGCGTCTTGAACGTGATCACGGAGCCCTGACCGTCGCCCAGGATCACCGCCGAACCCTCAACTTCCGCGAAGCCGAACGGGCGCATCATCTCACGCGCCTTGTTCCAGTGGACCGCGTGGTGGGTGGTGGCGCGGACCTTCAGCGGGTTCGCCGGGGGGCCGAACGCGAGGGTCACGAAGGAGAAGGGTGCGACCTGGACGGTCGGCTGGGGGCGGCGCTCGATCGCGGGCATGGAACCTCCGGGAAGGTCGCCAGAATGCCACAGAAGCCGCGGTCAGTCCGACAGTTCGAAGTGCACCAGATCGTTGAAGGTCTGATCACCCAGGTTGGTGTCGCCGTCCCAATCGCCACCCCAAACCAGTTCGACGCCAACCGATCTGGCGGTCGCCATCACCCACCCGGCGAAGTACCGGATGCGCGCGAAGTCGTCCCAGTCCAGCGGGTAGGGCATGACATCGAGCGCGCGTGCGCCGCGGGGGAAGAGCTTGTCCCTGACCTCGACCACCTCGCCCGTCGAGCGGCAGAAGCCGCAACCAGCCCCACGGCAGGCCCTGCAGGGGTTGTTGTGCCCCGACGTCGGCCAGGGCGTCTTCGACTTCCCGCCCGCCACCGCGGCGTCCTGGTCCGCTCTGGTCCGCTCCCCGACCAGGACTGAATGGTCGAAGTGGGGCAGGAGCGTCTCAAAGACCAGCCGCAGATGGGGGTCCACGGTGTCGATCGCCTCCAGGGATCGGCTTCCGTATCGGTTGCTCACCCCGGCACCGGCGAACCGTCGCGCGGAAGCGTCGAGCCGGGGGCACCCCAGCGGCGAGCCTCGCGCAGGTCGTCGCGTAGGTCGTCCATGCGGCGCTCCAGACCCTTCAACCGCTCTTCGCGGGCGACGGCGTCAGTGTGGAGCCCGCCCAGCTTGTCGAGGATCTCCTGCCGCGTGGCGTCACCTGCGCGGATCGCGTCCAGCGACTGTGAGTGAAGCGTCCAGAAGACCCAGGCGAGAACGGCCAGAGCAGCGCCAGCCACCCCGTATTCCTGCGGCATCGCTTCAATCATGGCGGGGAGGGCTGCGAGCCCGCCCGCCAGGGTTGCCGCTCCTGCTGCTGTGCCTGCCGTCTTCGCCCTCATGCCCCGTGTCCTCTACTGCCAGAAGTCGCGCGGCGGCTCTTCCACTGCGCGCAGGTCCAGCGACAGTATGCCGGTGTCCGTCCACGTGACCACCTCGACCAGGAACAGCTTGCCCCTCCACTGCATCTCGGCGTCGGTGACCAGGACCGGGTCGCCCGCCTCCACGTTGGCGGCGACGTCGGCGGCGACGTCGTACTTCACCAGCCGCGCCTGGAGCGCATACCGGCGAGCCCACCAACCCAGGACCGCGGCGACCGTCGCGGGATCCCAGAGGATCTCGCTGTCCTCTTCCAGCGCGACCGTCAGCGGTTGCCCCTCAACGTCACGGTAACTGTTCCGCGAGTTGTGGCAGTACAGGTTGGTCGTGGCGTCGTCGTCGGCCAGGGTTCTGAGCGGGTCGCCGGTCAGGATGCGTCGCCGCAGAAAACCGCCCTCGATCGGATCATGCGCGTAGGACAAGACCAACTCATTCGCCACGCTGTCGCGCGGCGACCAGGACACCCCGCTCGCCCGCGTGGCGGTCACGGTGTCGCTCCACTCATCCACCCCGGCGACGGTCGCGTGAAAGTGGGCGACGGCGTCAGCGGCGACAGCGTCCCAGCGGAAAACAGCTGGGTAGGCACCGTCAGGACCGGCTCGCATGGAGATCGGGACCAGCGGCAGGACGTGGTCTGCGATCCAGTCCCACGGCGCAAAGCGGGCATCGGGGTCAGCGGAGATCACCGTGTCCATCCGGTAAGCGTTCAGCGTGGGGAGCGCAGCGGCGAGCCGCCCGCGGTCGATCCGCTTCCGGCTGAAGGACAGGATCCAGCGGAGGACGTCACCAAACCCAGTAAGCAGACTGACCCCGTCGGGCTTCAGCATCCCACCCCCGTTGGGACCACCCCAACTGACGAAGTAGGCGGCATCGACGTCGATCCCGATGCCCGCGGCGGTGATGTCCACGTAGGACACGCGCACCCCCAGCCCGTCCAGCTTCGTCTGGACAGCGACGGTCGCGGTGTTCCCGTTGGACTCGTTAAGCACGACCACGTTGGTCGCCTCGACCGCATGTGCGGCGACCAGTAGATGGTCAGCCACCGTGTCCACGAACGGGGCGGGCGAGGTAAAAACCACCCCCCCACCGGGGGCTCCCACGATGTAGGGATAAGGCTCGCCCAGCGCCTTGTCTGCCGCGCTCCCCCAGGTCGTGTCCGACACCCGATGGAGCGCGGGCGGGAAGAGTCCAGCGTCGTCGGCAAGCTCTTCTGCCAGCGAGAAAATCGCGGGCTCGCCCACGCCTGCGTACTCCGCTTCAAGCACGACGCCATCCACGAAGACCATCAGGTCGGCTTCACCCTCAGCCCAGAGCGATAGGACCCCGCGCCCCACCGCGAGCGGCAGGCCAAGCTCGACCAGGGCGGGCCAGGACTTACCAGGGGGGGCGTCCAGGGTGACCTCCACCCGTTTGTCTTCGGGCGAGTCCCCAAAAGGGTCGATCGCGTCCTGCACCTCGCCACTGAAGTCCAGCCCGCCGTCGTACCTAACGAAGCCCGCGCCGGGGACGGAAGAGGGTGCCTCGTCGCGGGGGGCGTCGCTGAAGCGCAGCCACTGGTCCCCGATCTGAAGCTCCAGCAGCCACACCCAGGTCGCGCCGCGGGCGACTCGCGGATCCCAGGCGCGGAGGGTCACGGAACCTCGCGGAGCGTCAGCGTGTTGAGCCGCTCAACTTCATCGACCATCTCACCCTGGCGCGCGGCAAGGTTCTCAGTTACCGGGTCAGTTTCGATCCGGTAGAGCCCAAACTGCCTGCGCCGGGTGACCTCCTGCGTCGCGCCCGCGCCGCCCCCGCGCCTTTCCACCCGGCCAATGAACATAACCGGCACTGCCGGTCCGTCACTCGCCTCCAGGGCACCCTCGACCGCACGGAGGACGTCACCCCGCGATGCGACGGGGAAGCCCGCTGCGGTCCCCAGAGCCCGGTAGTTGGGGTCGGGGTTCGCCGCCTGCTCCTGGGCGACCTGAAGCGCAGTCTCCACCCACGCCAGCTGGATCTCTCGCCGCTGCGGACCGTCGCGACGGAAGGCGCGCGACCCGTCGCGGCGCTCCTGCTCGGTCAGCCGCCGCTCGCGCACGACCCTCCACCCCAGGTCATACTGCTGCCCCAGGACCAGGGCGTCCCCAAAGACCACGGAACCGATCTGGTAATAGCCATCGACCGTCTTCTGGGCGGGGATCTCCAGCGCCCACCGCTGGTACTTGCCCGCGTACTCCCGCACCACCCCGGCGAAGTTGCGGACGCGGATCGAGCCCGCGCCACCAGAGCCAGCCTCACCGCCGACGAAGCCGTGCCCCTCTAGAAAGAGCGTCGGCTGCTTGACCTTCGCCACGCCGCTGCCATCCACCCTCCACGCGCCTTCGGTGTTCCCGACGATCCGCTTCAGGGCGTCCTCGCCCACGCCTAGGTTGAAGGTGTCCCCAATATGCTCCGATCTCCAGATGTAGTGCTCGCCCACGTTGGCCTGCGAGTCGTCAGGGCGCACCTCAAAGCCCGCCCGAAGCCACGCTAGCGGGTCGAAGCCCTGGATCGAAGTCAGGCTCGCCACGGTGTCCCAGACGCCGCCGCCGACGTTCCAGCCCAGGAGGTTGAGCGACTCCAGGTTGCAGTTGAACGCACCCAACCCCAGGACGCTGTTGCCCATAAAGGCTTCGGTTTGCGAGCCGCTTGGATCGAAGTCCACAGCGATCCTCATCAGGGTTCCGTCGCCCGCCGACCGCCACGGGTTGCGGGGGCTCGCAACGTCCAGCGGGAAGATATTTCGCACGCTGTAGTCGGACCTGGGTGTCAGGTCGAAGACCTCGCCGGACCGGGCCGGACCGCGCGACGCGGACACCCGCCAATCATCATAGACGTGCGCCGGGAGGGTCGCGAAGTCGCGCCCCCGGAGCATCTTGGGGCTGCTCCATGCGTCAAAGAAGTTGGCGGGGAGGTCTGGCTGCGTCTGCGTCCCACCGAAGTTGAAGCCGACCAGCGACCAGTGCGAAGTGTTCGCCCCCGCCGCTGCGGCCATGTTGCCGAACTCGACCCTGCAAGGGTCCGTGGGGTTCGCTCCAGAGTCGTCGGCCAAGGCTCCTGGTGAAGAGTGCAATGTCAGGTCGCGGAACGCCTGACCCGGTCGCCCGTAGAATATCGCCCCGCCCTGCGTTGACCCGACGCCCTCGCCGCCGATCATCACCAGAAACTGGGTGGGCAGGGTCATATCCCACGCCTGATCGCCGCCGATCTGAAGCCCGCTGACCCCGTCATAGACGCGGAAGGCGGTGGTCGTCGCGTTCACCTGGATCTCGTGGATGGCAGTCGCGTTGACAGCACCCGGCTGGTCATAGTCGGACAGCCGGATCGTAAAGCCGCAAACCCCGCTGGCGAGGCTTCCCCCAGCGGTCACCCGCCCGTTGAAGATGGCGAACGCTGCGCGCGTGGTTGGCTTGTTCGCGGCGTCTTGCCAGTACCACCAGCGGGTGTTGGCGTTACTGTCCACGGTCCGTTCCGCGAAGCCGCCGGTGCTCCAGTTGTCGGTGCCGCCACCCGCAACCAGGGTCCACCCCATCGAACTAGGGATCGCCGCGGGGTACCACACCCCGGCGAGCCGCCCGCCGACAGGGTCAGCACCCCAGCCAACGAAGTCGATCATATTGAACGCGGGCGCAGCCGTGCCCAAGAGCGCCCCCACTGTGGCGGTCGCGTGCCCGCCCAGGAACATCGCGACCAGCGCGGAGGGGTGCGGCGGCGCAGCGGCGCTGATGAACCTGGACACCCACACGACCCGCCCACCGATGGACATCGCTGAGTAGAGGTGCGGGCGCTTTGGGTCGGCGGCGACCACGTTGTGGAGCACGCCCGTCTTGAACTTGAACCAAGACCCACCGCCGTCCAGGGAGCGCATCAGGACCGTCGCCTGATCGCCCGCGAGCCCAGCGCCGCCCGCCTCCATCATCGCGTACAGGACGCCATCCTCGTCGGTCCAGAGGGCGCAGGAAGGGTCGTCGTCGTGGGCGATGTCGGGAGCGCCCCCGGCAGCGTCCACCAGGAGCACGGGGGTCGTGTCGTACCCGGGCTGACCAGGATCGATCACCCGCACGTAGTAGCCACTGTCCACCCCGTCGTCCATCCAGTAGAGCAGGACGTGCTGCCCGGTCGGGAGGGGCTCCAGGTGCGCGTGGCGGATCCGCTCCTGCGTGGGGGTGTTAGTGAACCAGTCGCCGCCGACCGCGCCAAACGTCCCGCCCAGGTCATAGGACACGAACTGGAGCGCCCCAGACGGGACGGCTGGCTGGCGACCCATCGTTAGGAACATGACCATCGTGCCCGCTAAGAAGGACACCTCGATGTCGTTGATAAAGACGTTGGTTGCACCCACCGGGTGGGGGAGCACGTCCTTGGAGTAAAGCGCCCAGGTCACGCCGTCGTCGTCGCTGAAGAGCGCGTGGACCTGCTGGCCGTGCAGGTCGCAGTAGAAGCAGAGCACCCGACCGCTCGGCAGCTGGACAACCTCTAACCCCGCGGCGTCTATGCCCTGACCGCCCGTGATCAGGGGCACGTTGGCGTCCGCGATCTGGGTGATCCCGTTAACCGCCTGGACCGCCAGCTTGGGGTCGTAGTGCCACGCCGCAATCAGGGTTCCCGTGCCCGTCTTGGAGTGCTCCACGATCAGGATCACACCCGACTGCAGCCGGATCATTGAGGGTCGTTGGGTTCGCCCACCGACCCCAACGTTCGACCAGACCAGGGCCTCCACGCCGGTCAGGACCTGGGGGCCATCGTGCCCAAACAGGTCCGGTCCGATCTTCGGCACGCCGGCCAGGAACGAAGCTGCGTCGGGGAGCGGGTGCCCCGCGGTTTGGACCTGGATCGCGAAGCCAGCCGGGTCGGACGGCGAGCCGCCCGCCTTCAGCACCATCGCGGTGCCCTCGCGGGGGATCGGCGTGGACGGTCGCAGCCCAAGCTCCGTGTAGTCGGAGCCGGGAAGCGTCTTGTCGCTCGGTCGGAGCCCGTCCGCGCTGAAGCGGTGGTCGGGGAAGACCAGCGCCTGCGCTCGGTCGCCGGGGAACCTGATTTCTTTCGCCACGGTTTACCTCCTGCCCACGAAGGAGCGCCCGACCTTGGGCCGGATCCCGCGGAACTCCTGCGCCATCCTGCCGGTCCTGGAGCGCAGCTGCTGGTGCGAGATCGCCTCTGTGGTCCTGGTCCCGACGCGGATCAGGTTGACCGACTGCCCGCCGCCCGTCGAGCGCCCAGCGTTCAGCGCATTCACGCCAGCCTCGCCGCCCGCGGCGCGGACGCCCTGAGTGCTCAAGGTGCCCTCGCCCGCTTTCTTCCTGACCATCAATCCGTCTTGTGACGTCGCGCCGGGAATGTCCACTGCGCGGAGCACGCCGCCAGCGTGGAAGGATGGGGGCTGCTCGGCGGCGATCGAGGCAATCGCGACCGCTCCCGCCGCCCCGGCGATCACCGCCATGACCGCACCCACGAGGATATTGGGCGCGGTCGCGAATGCGTTGATCACTGCTAGTGCGGTGTTAATCGAAGCCGCCACGATGGCGAGCGACTTCTGCGTGTTGAACGCTTCCAGCGCGGCTTCCCTCTCTGCCGCCGACCGCTCCAGCAGCCGCGCCTTCGTGCCCTCTAACCGCCCCCGCTCCTGCTCGTCAACGGTGTCGTTCAGCTTCCCGTTGATCCGCTCGATCTCGCGCCCAGTCTGGCGATGCGCGGCGATCCGCTCGTTCATCGTGTCGGTCGCCATGTCTGAAAAGACGCCCACAATGTCGATCGCCAGCTGCCCCGCCGCGTTCACAATCGCGCCCAAACCCTCGCGCCACGCCTCCTGGAACTTTTCAAACAGCGACAGCTTCGCGTCCGTCGCCCGCTCTTCAGCGGCAACGTCCTCCTCCCGGATGCGGTCCAGGTCCGCTGCCAGCCCCTCTGCCAGAGCGAGGCGCGCGGCGTTGCCATCCGCGATGATCGCGAGCTTCTGCTCCTCGCTGAGCAGGGTGTTGCTGACCGCGTCGTTGACCAGGGCGACGATCTCTGCCTCCTCTGCCTCCTTCGCCTTGATCACCCGCTCCGACGCTGACAGCTGCCGATCGGTCACCTTCTCGGTCGCGCGCTCAACAGCCTCGATCGCCGCACGGACCCCGTCCCATGCGTCCGCGTGCGCGTCCAGGGCAGCGGAGTCGAGTTCGATCGGCGCGGGAGCCGCGGGAGCGTCCGCGGAGGGCGCACTGAGCGGCGTGGGCGCTCCACCGCCGCTCGACCGCGGAGCCGGGGCACCGCTCGTCGGGGTGAGCCCAGGAATGTCGGTGGATAGTTCGCCGCGGAGCCGCTTCAGGATCGCTAGCTGGTGGTCGATCTCTTCGGTCAGGCGGGCGACGTCCTCTGACACCCAGATGTCCGTTCCCATCAAGTCTGCCGTCTGCCGGATGCTCTCCTGTTCCGCCTCAAGCTCTTCACGGAGGGCAGACACAGCTTCCGCTTGGGCGTTGATCGCGTCCTGTGCGTGCCCTGAAGCGACCGCCGCCTGCCGCTGCTCCTGGTCCAGCCCGCGGAGCGCCTGCCACGCCAACATCGCCCCCGAAGTGACGTCGGCCATGACCTCGACCCACCGGATGATGCGGGTGGTGTCGAAGGACTCGATCGTCTCGCGCACCGTGTTCGCCACGTCGGTCAGCGCGGGGATCATGGGGACCAGGGCGTCACGGACCAGGGTGCCGATCGTCCGGTTCATCAGGGCGATGGCGTCCACCAACACCTCCGACATCGCCGCCTGCTCATTGGTCACCGTGCCAGCGTCCTCGATGGCAGATGCGCTCGCCAGCCACGCATCCTCGCCGTCCTCCAGGAGCGGCAAGATGTCGAGCCCCGACCGACCAAACAGGTCGGTGGCGACCGTCGCGCGGATGGCAGGGTCCTCGATCCCCTGCATACCCTTGGCGACCAGCGCCAGCTTCCTATCGAGAGGTAGCCCGTTGAAGTCCTCTGCCTTGGTCCCCAGCAGGTCCAGGGCGTCTGCCTGGGCGGCGGTCCCTATCGCCGCCTTGCCCAGGTTCACCCGGAACTTCTTGACCATCGCGTCGGTCTGCCCGATGGACACCCCGGCGAGATCGAAGACGCCCCTGATCGTGTCCAGTTCCTTTGCTGTGGTCCCGGCTCGCTTGGCCTGCTTCGCCAGCTTGTCCAGGTCGCCCGCGATGGACACGACCTTAGTGGCGAGGGCGACC